TGCCGAACTGACCGCAGCTGCCGTTCGTGATACTTGCTTGATTGTCATAGAGCGCTTGCACTGTGACGACGCCGAGCGAGACAGTTGAAGGCAGTAATCCTGTCGGCATCTGATCATAGAAGACTTGCGTTACAAGGCCTGTGCCGTAGATTTGAACAGCGAACGGCCCTGCAGTGTTCACGTAGAAGTGATAATTGCCGAGACCGTCGCTGAGCAGCGGGTTTGAGCACTGCTGCGACGGCGTCGAAGGCGCAGGCAAATTAACGCCCGTACACAGCGACGCGACTGTCAAATCAGTGTATAGCACAGCGAGCGGTGAGCACGGCTGTGTCGTGACATTGACAGGTTCTGTGCAGATCGCGACAGTCGCACCTGCTGCAGGGAAGCCGCCTCTCGACAAAGCAATATTGTCGTAGCGAGCGCCTTGCGCGCTGCAGACGCTCGCAAGCAACAAGAATGCGACGAGCAAATGCGAGAGACGCAGCCAGCGTCTAAGACTGATCACTCGATCGTAGTGTTTAGAGCAGTAGTACAAGTCATCACCTACAGTTAAGACTGCTTCAATGCCGCACTTGCCGCCGCCTCGAATTGGCCAGTTACATGTCACAGAGAGTGCTTTACTTTACGGCAGCCGCCAAGCCCGCCGGAGCCTGCGGGGGCGGCCCCTGAAAAACCGTGTACGTCACTCCGGGTGTTGTACTTGCTGTCCACGTGAGAGTGACTGTGTGCGTCCCCGTTGACGGTATTGCTGCCGTGACGAATGTCGTGTCGAGGCCGACTCCGAACTGATCGACAGACTCGACTGCGTAATAGCACGTCGTCGAATCAGCGCATGTCGAATCGACATATGTCGTCGCAGTCAGACCTGAAGTGAGCTGCGTCCAGCCGTTACCGGGCGGGTTCGAGATCGTTGTCTGCGCGTGAAGCGAAAAGACGCCTGCAACGAGCAAGCAGAGCGTTATGAGCAGAAGCGGAAAGTATCTACGATTCATTATCACCCTCCTACGGGTTCAAGGCCGATTGCAAATCGTAAGTTACGCTTACATTCGCAGGCGGCGTAGCACAGGTGTTCGCGCCGATGCTGATTGTAAGTAAAGCGCCTGACGCGAAAATTTGATTCAAGTTTGTAGTCGAATCGACTCCACTTTGCCAAGAAGTTTTGCCGGTCGTCATGGTCATAGTTGCCGTACGTGTGCCATCGGACATCGTGATAACCGGCGCGGTCGTGCAAGACGAATTCGAAGGTGTTGTGCCGCCTGATTGCGCTGCAATCGCGAGCAATTGATAATTCTGGTCAAGCAAGATGTTGCAAATGTTCTGCGCGGCGGCGGTAAGGTTCCCGCTTACGGCGTAGCATGTATTCGGCGTGTGCGTGATACTTGCTTTTGGAACGATGCCGCCCGAATAAACGGTGCCAAGTTGTGAAGCTGTGCAAGCCGTTGTGCCGGAACCGCAGTACCATTGATTTCCGCCTTCATCGATGAAGATTGCCCCTGCAGGACCGCTGATAATCGTGCCCGTTCCCGTTTGTTGAAAAATCGTATCGCTTGCTGTAACGCGGCCGCCAGATGAAATAGAAACCGCCGAAGCGTTGTTATTGTTGTTATACGGACCGACAAAACCGCCGCCATTGAAATTGACGACGCTTGTACCATCGACAGATATAACCGTACCTGCGCCAGTCGTCCATAACGTTGTGCCAACGAAATTCACAGCAGAAGGGCACGTTGTTATCTGCGTAGTCGTGCCGCCTGATTCATCGATCAAACCGCCATGAAAAGTTAATGCCGTACCGCCCTGCGCGCGACTGTTGCAACCATCTACCTCAAGATTGCCGCCGTTCGAATTGGAAGCAAGAATGTTATAAACATCAATAACTGTAGGTTGCTGAAATCTAACTCCACCGTTTCCGCCTTGACAGTTTTGAACTTTCAAGCCATCGATTCGTGCATTGGCGACTTGAGAAAATACGGCGCACCATGTTCCGCTGCCGACGTTCCACATATTAACATCGTGCGTCCAACTATAACCGGAAGCAGAGTAGAAAGCAGAAGTCCCTGCGTGTCCGCTAGGATTGAATGAGCCTTGAATAGTAAAATCAGAGATTTCTTCGTTCTGTCCGTCGAAGCGCATAACCCATCCGGTATTGTCTGCCGGGGCAGGCAAATCGTTCGATGGATAAATCAAGACACAGTTTTTTCCTTGCCCGATAAAATTCGGCGACGTCCAATTCGTCGATAGCGTGTTGTACACGCTGATTCGATTCGCGCGAATAATGTAACCGCCGCACGGCAAGTAAACAGTCGAGTTTGCAGGGACGAGAAATTGCCCTTGATTTCCGCCCATGAAGTTAGTTTGATTCGCGATCGCAGCATTGACAGCTGCTTGTATTGCAGACGCATCGTCTTGCGTACCCCACACGCAGAATTGCTGCGAAACGCCTGCTCCGGGCGCGCTTGAGACACCGATATGATTCGCATCAGTGTAGCTTGTGATTTGCTGCCACTGTAGACGATTGATATTCGTCGATACTTCGTTGCACCAGATGTACTTGCCGACATCTGACGATTTCCACGGATTGTCGGCGTTGTTCGCTGCGAGAGTGACAGCGCCGCTGCCTGACCATGTGACGTTGCCTTCATTCTGCGCGTCGCCGACAGTGCCGTACGTCTTGACATTGAATTGACTGATGCTGCTGCTGCTGCCGCCGGCAGGAAAGTTCTGACCTTGCCCGTGCACAATAACGAATGACACGAGAACGAGCAGCAAGACGAAAACTGCGACAGAAAAGATGCGTCTCATGCGAGCCTCGTAATCTTGACGCGACATGCGACTGCATTCGCGCCTTTTGTTCGCAGCACGCGCATGAACTTACCACCTGTCGGAGAGAGATCAGCGCGAGCTGCGTTGTTCGAGCTGAAAGAATTGATTGTGTACGCTGTATTTGACGGCGTGATATAGAACGCGTCTGCATCAGTGTCAGCTTCTTGTACTGCGATAGACTCGCCTGCGCCAGGAGCTGACGGATACGACACTTCAACGCAAACTAGCGGGACAGGCGAAGCTTCACTGCCTGCTTGCAAGTTGACGCTGATCGACGCTTCAGTCGCACCTGCAGGCGCTGCTTCATCTGCGACGTTCTGATCGTTGATCGGAAGCTGCGACGAGCCTGCAGCTAGAGCGCCGAGCACGTAGCAGTATTCGCCTTTTTCGAGCTGAATGCCTGACACGTTCGACGAGACGAATGTGCGAGAATTTGCAGTGCCGGGATATTGCATAGAGTTAAGCTCCTCCTAATTGCGGATGCCACACCCTGCCGCTACGACGCTGTCTGCGTGATCTGCTCTTCTTTTCGAGAAACGTCGCGCGGCGAATCAGTCGAGCTGCAGTATCACAATCGATCTCGTCGAGCTTCTTTCCTTTATCTGCGAGATATGAAGTAACGCGCTGCTCGACGCGCTCTATGACGGGCATCAAGCCTGCACGCATGCGAGATTTTATGCCGTATCGCGCGCTGTCGAAAGCGTCATCGCCTTCAAATTTCTCGATCTCTTCAGGATCGTCTTCTTCAGTGCAAATCATCGGTATAACTTCTCTCAGATGCTTGCAAGACACATCAATTTCAATCTCGTCTGCTTTCATCAGCTCGTAGAGAGCTTGCGCGCCGTGCTTTCTGTCGTCATCAGCAGGCTGCGGTGAAGGCATGCCGTAGCGCTCAAATACTTCACTCATCTGATCAGCGAACGAGTCTTGCTCGCTGCGCTTCTGAAATGCGTCAGGCGATAAATAGATCGCATCGATCAGCTTGCGTTCAGATTCAGGCGTCATATCGACAATCTCTTGCGCTTGCGCGCGCGCTGAATGCAAGTTGTTGTGATGCTCGCGATAGATGCGGGTTTTCACGCCGACGCGTGCGAGCCAGTGACATGAGAGTGGGTGCTGAAAGCCCCAGTCGATGCCGAGCCAGCGCGGGTGCCAATCTCTATCAGGCTGACATCGCTTGACGAAGCGATCTTCGTCCCAGATGTCGAAGAACTGACCGGCGAATTCGTTCCAGTCGCCTAAGAGCCAGCCGCTGCGAAGGCGCTTCGGAAGCGCGTTCAGTTCACGACCTCTCTGCGTGTGCTCGATGAAGAACTTGAATCGTTCAGTCTCGCTGAGCTGCTTGTAGTACCAGCAAGCGCCGCACGAGTTACATTTCGCGCCATTGCAATCGACGACTGCGAAGCGCTCTGAAAGGGCAGTGCGCGACCACTCGATGTTGTCCCAAGCGCGAGATTGCAAGAAGACGTAGTTCGATGCTTGCTCGTTGTTGTGATACTCGCGCTTGAACATGACGCGGCGGATGTATGAATGACCCGGTCCGCCTGGGTTCATCAGCCAGCATGTCTTGCAGAGCCAGTCGGGGATAGGCGCGCCGCCGAACTTGCCCGT